GTCCCGCCCGAGGTGGAACGAGTCATCCAAAGTTACCGGCGGACGGTCCCGACTTGATCGTGCAGCCCCGCGCCCATCTCGCCGCCTGGCGCTCTGCTCCGCGAGAACAGAGGTCCGCTCACTTCCCGATCTTTGCCGCGGCCGTTTCCCGCAGCATTCAAAAGGCCCTGCGCGAGTGGGTGGGCGAATGGTTTTTCAGCAAGCCGCCCGGCGTGCTGCGGCACCGGATGGCGGCGCAATCGCTTCTGGTCTATCAGGCCACGGCTCCCTATCAGGGACGCGGCGGCGTATTCACTTATGATCCACAGCAACCTCAGCTCATAACGCTGGCCTTGACCAATGCGGCCGATCGGTTGCCGGGGATTTTGGAGAAGCTCGACGCCAGCGAGTACTCCTGGCACATCCGTGAATTCTATTTCCCGTACCGCGCTCACGAGATCCTAGCCTTCGTTTCCCTCAAGCCCGGACGGCTCACCCGGATGTTTTATGTGGAAACGTCGATCTTGAACGCGCTGCTGAAGTTCGCTCACGTTCTACACGCCGATCCGCTGGGCACGGCCCGCGCGGCTAACACGCAAGCTCAAGCCGAACTTCACTTGAGGCGCGTCGTCACCACTTACTTGCGGCGCTTCTCGGATGAGTTCGACCCGTCGCCGCGATCGGAGGAGCTGCTGGCGATCGCCACTTTCGCTCTGGTCGAAAGCAAAGGCAAACGAAAATGACCACCTGGGACGTTAGTTATCTGTGGGCGGACGCGCTACTCGTGGCGCTCTTGCTGCTACGCCTGGGGCGTTACAGAACGTTGCTCCTGCGCACCCGCCGGCAGTTGCGCGAGCAAGGGGCCGAATTCCGGGCGCGGCTCACTCAGCTTGAGAAGCGCAAGGCGAAACACGAGCCAGTCAGCTAAAAGAGCCGCCCTCGGGCGGCCCTTCTTGTCTAGGCTCTGGAATTCGTTTCTTCATCAGGCGGACTTACCAAGGCCGCCCTCACGGACGGCCCGGTTGTCGCAACGGTTCTCCTTTCATGCTCAAACTTACACTGACCGGCGATCTCGGCGTCCTCGCGTGGATCGAATCGCGCCGGGCTCTCCTCACTGCCGCGCTGGTCGAGCGCATCAATTACTGGGATCAACGCCTGCAGCAGCGGATCCAACAGAAGCTGTCGGGCGACGTGCTCAAGCAACGCACCGGCAAACTGAAACGCTCCATCGAAGTCATTCCGGCCACGGTCGACGAAGAGGCCGGGGTAATCTCCGGGCGAGTGGTGGGCGCGGGCGGACCGGCCTGGTACGGCAAGCTGCACGAATACGGGACGCCGCCGAAAACCTACACCATCGTGCCCGTCAATAAGAAAGCTCTGCGCTTCATCATCGACGGCGTGGTGCTTTTCCGAAAGTCAGTCACTGTGACGAGGGGCCTGCCAGAACGCAGCTTCATGCGGAGTTCGCAAAGCGAATTGAAGCCTGACATCATCGCCGGGCTGCGGCAAACGGTCTATCAAGTCTTCAGCGCCAAACCCTAAGTGAATACAAATGAATGCCCCACGTGAAACCATCTTCAATTCGCTGCTAGCGCAGATCGGGACCGCGACCAGCAACGGTGCACCCGCCTTTGTCACGTTGAGCCGGAAATTCGTGGACTACACGCAATGCCCGCCCAGCGATCAACCAGCCGGCTTTCTGGTTCATGGCTTCGAAAATGCCTCGCAGGCGCGCACGCTCGGGCAGACCTCCTGGCGCGTGAAAGCCGTACTCTTTCTGTATTGCCAGCACTCTACCGACGTGCAAGCGATTCCCGGCACGGTGCTGAACAATATGCTCGATGCCACCGACAGCGCGCTCAAGCCACCGGCCTATGATGACCGGCAAACGCTCGGCGGGATTGTGAGCCACGTCTATATCGACGGCGAAGTGATCATCTCCGAAGGCAGCTTGCCTGACGACACCACGTCGATTGCGGTCATTCCCATCACGATCGAAACGGGAGTCTAAACGCGAAAACGGCCCGCCTTTTTTGGGGGCGGACCGTTCTCTCTGTGCCTCGGCGGTCTTGGGGCTCTGGCTCGTCTCAGTTCAAACCACTGAGCAGGTCCTTGTCGTTAAAACTTAAACCGTTAGCTAGGTTAACACAAACCGGCCAGTGCCTAATTGCGAAGCGTCGCCTGGGCGCGGCGGATCTCCAAGGCTTTCTCCGGCGCCTCGGCCTCCAGCTCTCGCAGGTGCTCCGGCGTGATGACGTACAGATAGAGCTCAAACGTCAGTCGGAAGCATTCTCGACCGTCCACCTCCACCGGCTGAGTTTGAACGAGATTCTCCCGCAAGAGACAAGGGGAAGTGCAGGCCGGGCAGATTATTACGTCGCCCACGGTGCGGGTGGGAAGCAAAACGAACAATTCACAGCGCGGGCATCGCAGCGACAACATAGGCGGATTAATGGTATCACCGCGATACCGCGCGTGAGGGCTTACTTCTTACCGCCCGTTTTCTTCGCGGTCGCGGACTTCTTGGCGGCGGTTTTCTTCGCCGGCATTTTTTTAGTTGGCATCGAATCGGTTCTCCTTTTCTAAACGTATGACGCTTCGTTTCCGAAGCGCCTTCCCTTAACCGTAGAGGATTCCCGCCGGATTGCCAAGTGTTTTTTCGCTGAGGCTCGGCTTCAGCGCTTTTCTTCCACGCGGTTTCGACCGCATTCCAACTTTTCAAAACAAAGGAAATCACTATGTCTGCATACATTCAATTTGGCAGCGGCAAACTGTTCATCAACCCGAATGCCGGCAACCTGGCGGCGAACCCCACGCCGCTCAAATGTCTCACGATCCAGGACGTGTCGGTTGACATCGCCGGCGACATCAAAGAGCTGAAAGGGTCTTCGCAATTCCCGGACGACGTGGCCGTGGCCGACAAGAAAGGGACCGGCAAGTTTTCGGTTGGCCGCAAGGATCTGACGATGTTTAACCAGATCTTCTTCGCCGATGTCACCGTGTCGGGCGGTATCTCGGTGGTAGCCGATGAGCCTCACTCGATTCCGGCCACGACACCTTTCACGATCTTGATTGCCCCGCCGAACACGGGTACCTTCTCGACCGATCTGGGCGTCATCAACGCAACTACCGGGCGGGCGCTGGAAAGAGTGCCTTCCTCTCCCGCGACCGGGGAGTATTCGGTGAACGAAACCACCGGTACCTATACGTTGGCCGCCGCCGATGAGGGGATCGCCCTCACCATCAGCTACTCGTACACCACGACGACTGGCGCGACTTATCAAGTCAACAATCAGCAGCTCGGCTATGGACCGCAGGTCGAGATGTTCTTGGTGGACACCTATCAGCCGGTTTCCGGTCTCTACAGCGTGATCCACCTGTACGCCGCCAAGGTGAGTAAGATTTCGATCGGCAACAAGCGCGTCGACTATTCGATGCCCGAAGTCGATTTCTCCTACTTCCAGAACGCGGGCGGCCGCGTGATCGACATGTACTCCAACGTCGGCTAACACCGTGACCAAAACCATCACTCTCGGCCGACAGCGCTTCCGCATCGCTCCGTTGACCTTTGAACAGGTCGAAGAGTTTTGCGCGGAGGAGCCCGGCCGGGAGAGTTGTCTGCGCATCGTTGCGCAGTCCATCGTGAATGCCGGCGGCGCTGTCACTCCGGCTGAACTCAGAGGCTCGCTCAATCTCCAGGCGTATCGCGCGCTCTATGACGCGGTACTGGAGATCAGCGCCCTCAAACCGAAAGCAAACGCCGAGCGGGAGGCGAAGGATGGCAAGCCCACCGATTTTGACGAACTGCGTTGCTTCCTGGCCTCCGCCGTGCATTGGACGTTCGATGAATGCGGCCGCACCCCGTTCCCGTTCGTCCTCAAATTTTTAGAACACTGCCAGGAGTTTCCGCCGGTGCATTTGCTCTTGCGGGGCTTCGTCGGCTACAAACCGCCGCTGCGTTTCAACCGCGATGGCGATCGATCTTCCGAAGAGGAGAAACGACTGCTGGTTGGCATGTGGGGCGGCAGCGTCCGGCCCATCAGCCACCTTCCCCCGCAACTGCAATTAGCGCTGGCGCGTATGCCGGCAGAAGAAATAGGAACTCAAACACAATGAACACGCCCACAACTGAAACATCTGAAATCAAGACTCTCACCATTGGCAGCGAGACCTTCCGGTTCGCGCCACTCTCTATGCAGCAAATCGAGCAATGGGTGGATCCGCCCCAAGCACAGCTCGATCACCAAGCAACGCGCGCACGCATCTGGGGCACGATTCATGCCTCGATCGGGAATGCCGCAACGCTCGACGGGGCGACGGAGCCCACGCTCGATGAGCTGAAGAGCAAAGTCAGCCTCAAAGGCTACCTCGCCCTGCATCGCAAGGCGCTCGAAGCAAGCTATCTCCGCGACGAAACGGAAGATACAGAAGCCGGCAGCGCCGTAGCTTAAGCACTCGTTTCTCCCACGGAGCCGGGTTTGCCTTCTCACCGGGAGGCGAGCCCGGCTCCCTTTTTTTTTGGTTTCTAGCCGCATCGGAGGACCCTCATGCCTGACGAAAACGTAATTTCCATCGGAATCACCGCAGACGCCGGTACGCTCAATGCCGCCATGACGCGGATGACGGCGGATGTGAAGAATTCGCTCGCGGTACTCGAAGCGGCCTTCGCAAGAAGCAATTCGTTGCTGAAGTTCGTCCCGAAAGCCGAGCTGGGGGCGTTCAAGGAACAACAGGAAGAGTTAAAAAACCAGATCTTCCGGATCCACGTAAATCTGGAGCAACTGGCCAAGGATTGGGACACCGCAGCCATTGCGGTCAAAGCGGCGCAGGACAAAATGGCCGCGGCACGTGGTCCCCAGCTCCGTGGGGCAGGCGGCCAATTCCTGCCGCTCCCGCCTGGTCCTGCTGAGATTCAGGCGGAAGTCGATGCCGCGCTAGCAGCGCAAAGGGCCGTGGCCGAACGGATGCAGAAAGTGCAATCGTTCGCCACCGTCTCGGCCGGCGCTCCCGGCTCCCGCGCTCCCCATGAGGAGGCGCAGCAACAGGAGGCCCTCCAAAAGACCGCGCTGCTCCAAAAGCAGAATGCCGAACAAGCGGCGCTGGACGCCGAGGAGGAGGTTACCGCCAAAGAGCAAGTCATCGCCGCCGAGCAAGCGCTGCAGACAAAGCTCGAAGAAACCGCGGCCCTGCGCAAGGAATGGACTTCTGAAGCCGCCACGCAGCAGGCCTTGTTTGCGGACGAGCAGATAGCCTCCGAAGAAAAATCGGCCGCCGCGCGGGCTGGCGCCCAACAGAAGGTCAGGGCGGAGGTGGCGGCGACGTCCCAGGCTACATCCGCGCAAATCGGCCTGTTTACCAACATGACGGCGAAAGAGGAAGCCGCTCAGAAATCCTTACGCGCGCAAATCGCCGAAACCGGAGTCACCCAAAAGGCGGCGTCGGCAGAGGTGACCCGAGCCGCGAAGGCCTCGGCCGATGCCCAGCGCCAGTTAGGCGCCGCAGCCGCACAAGGCAATAAAGAAGCGGCGGCTGGCATCGCTCAATTTCGCGCCGAACTGACGGCTGCACAGGAGTCGGAAGAAATCCTCACCGAACAATCCCAGCGCCTGAATGCGGAGTTGAAAGCCCTCGCTGCGTCCTTCATCGAAGCGGAAGGCGCAGCCGACAAAGCGGGAGGAGCCACTCGCCGCGTTGGAACCGAGGCGCAGCAGACGATGTACAAGTTGCGCGCCACAGAGGACGCCCTGACGTTTAATTTCCGGCGCATGACAACGCAAATGCTGCGTCTCGCCATGACATCGGAGACGCTCGGCGCGGTCATGCAGGCCGCGTTCACGCCGGTTCTGATTATCGGTGCTATCACCCTGATTGGCGAGATGGCGGAGAAGGTGTACAAAGTCTATGAGAATTTTGTACACCTCAAAGACGCGATGGAAGCCCTGGTCGCTTTCGAAGACAAGCTCCAGAAGCACACCGACGCGGCCATTGAGAAGACCGAACAGTTGGAGGTCGAAAAGCTCAAAAACCAAGGGAAGCTGGTCGAGGCGGCGGAGAAGCAAGAACAACAGCGCGACGCAAAGCCACTTGAGCTGAAAACCATACTGGACCCCAAAAGCAGAAAGGAATTGAACGAGCTTTCCGTCGACTTCCAGAAGTTCTACGGGAAGGCTTTTGAGAATGTGGAAGGCGGCGCTAACAAGCTTGCCAACCTGACGACCAGATACAACGAGGTAGCAAAGGCGGCCAGCGATGCGAAGTTGGCCCAGGATGCTTTTTTAGCCAAACATCCCGAGATCACAATCGCCCCGAACGAAGAGGGGATACCCACCGCGCAAACTAAGCGCCGGCCGGTGGCCGCTCCCGTGGGAGGGATGGCTGACTCATCCATAGTCGCGGCGGGCCAAGAGGCCGGCGCTTTAGATACACGCAAAGCCAATCAGCTACAAGCCGAAGCGACGTATTTGGAAAAATTCCGGGGAATGCTCGGCCGGGAGCGCGAACAGGAGATCGCCCAAAGAGAAGAGGGGGCCGCCGCCGTCGACAAAGCTGGCCAGGAGGAAGCGGCGAAGCGGGAAGCGGCCGCGCGCAAAGCCCAGGAAGCCATACTCAAACGCGAGCAGGAGATTCACCAGGCGGATCAACACGAGCTAGCTGTCCAGGAGCGCGATCACGATTTAACTACCGCCGAATTGATTACTTTCTGGGAAGGCAAGCTCGCCAAAGAGAGCCAGTACGCGCGGCTGGACTTCGAGCTGCAAAACACCCTGGCGCATCTCCGCAAGGAACAACGCAAACAGGAAGCCAGCGAACGCACAGCCGACGCGCAAGCCAGTTCGGAGTCACTGCTCCGCCCCGACGAATCGGCCGATTATGCGGCGCGTGAAAAGTTCTGGGCGCAGAAGCTGGCGCTCGATCAAGATGGCATCGCCAAAAAAAGCCGCCAGCAGTCGGAAGCGGATACCGACGAGAAGGAAGTCGCCAAGAACCATGCAGCGGCCCTCCGGCAAATCGACGAAGACCGGGTCAAGGCGAACAAGCTAGCCTTCGACGAACTCCAGACCACCCGGCAGTTGAGTGCCACGGAGGAGGCCACTTGGTGGCTGGAAATCGCGTTCCAGGCCCGGGTCGGCAGCAAGGAAAATGTTGCCGCGATTGAGGCCGTGATTGCTGCGCAAAGGCGCATTCCGGCCGAGCTGCACAGGCAGCAGGTCGGCGAGGTTGAAACACAATACACCGGCGACAAGGGCGGTCTCGAACAGCAGCGCGCCCAGGGCAGACAGCAAGAACAATTGAGCGGCGGCGGGTTTGCCGACAAACAGGCGGAACTCCGCAATGAAATGTCGATCGACCAGCAGGAAATCCAGTTGGCGATGCAGAAATTCGCCAAGCTCAGGGAACTCGCCAGGGGCAACGCGAACGAAATTAAGGAACTCGACAAACAGGAAACGGCCGCCCTAATCGAGGACCAAAAACGGCTGGCCGAGCACCAGTTTCAAATGAACATGCTGATTCAACAGACCTGGAAAAAGATGTTCACCGACATCAACCAGGGCTTCACTTCGACTATCGACGGCATGATGAAGCACCAGGAAAGCTTCTCGCAGGGCATGGTCAAAATGTGGAACAACATGGTCCAATCCATGTTGAATCTGTTGCTCAAAATCGCGCTGCAGTGGGCCGAGCAAGAGCTGCTGATCACAGTGCTGCATCTCACCGGCGTACAAACCCGGGCGGCGGCGGATTTGGCGTACAGTATGCAGGAACGGCTTTGGAACGCCGAGGATGCGGCCGGGAGCGCTTATGCTGCCACGGCGGGTATCCCCATCATTGGCCCGGTCCTCGCTCCCATTGCGGCGGCGGGAGCCTTTGCCGCGGTGATGGCATTCGAACAGGGCGGCATCGTTCCCAATGGCGGACCGAGCAACGCTGTTCTCCATCCCAATGAAATGGTTTTGCCCGCTCCGCTTTCGCAGGGCTTCCAGCGGATGCTGGGTGCCGGCGGCGGAGGCGGGGGAACGACGCATCTCCACTACGCGCCCACCGTGCACGCCTATGGCGCTGGCGGCATGGAAGACATGCTCAAAAGTCACGCCTCCACCATTCACACGATCGTGAAACGCGGGCAAAGAACCGGCCATCTGTAAACACTGGAACAAGGATGGCGACGACGAGCGGGAGCGTTCCGTAAAAGACCTGCAGAGCGGTGTTGTCGGGCATCATCATTTACCGAGCCGGTCTTTGAGCGAGGAAATCTCGCTCTCATGGCGGGTGAGGTCTTTGTAAAACTCCTTCAGGTCGGCCTGAATCATATCGAGTCTGCGTTCGATGGATGCGAAGCGGCCGTCAATTGAGGAGAATCCCCGATAGACCAGCAGCAGAGAAGCTAGCGCAGTCAGGAACGTGGAACTTCCGCCGATGATCGCTATCAGTACGTTGTCGCCCATTTGGTATCACGATGGTATCACTTTTAAAAACAGCAAACCCGCCTCTTGAAAGGCGGGTCGGCTGTCTGAAAGACGGTGCTTTTATGGACCTTTTGGCCATTCCAGCGTAGCCGCAAAGGAAGACAAATGTCAAATCAAATTTTCCCTACCGTGAAGGGTCTGACCTTCACCAGATTGAAGACGCCGGATTGGGCGACGATCAACCAATCTTCGGCGAGCGGCGCCGCCATCACCATCGCGCAGAGGAAAAACCCGATCTGGAACTGGACGCTGATCTTCGACTATCTGTACGACGCCTACGACAGCCCCAACAATACGATGGCGTACGCGCCCTACACGGATCTCGAAGCGCTGCTTGGCTTCTTTTTGAGCAGGCAGGGAACGAGCGACGATTTCCTGTTTAGCGATCCATCCGACAATACGGTGGGCCCAGCAATGCTGCCAGGCCCGGTACCAAATCCCGTCGCGCAGCTCCAGACAGTGAACGATGGCGTGGGAAATTACTATTCGCCCATCCAGCGCAATTTGGGAGGGTTCCTCGAAGACATCACCGATCTGAACGGGTCGATTTCGGTCTACAATTCGAGCGGCACTCTGCAGACGGCTTACACAGTGGGCGGCCCGGGTCTTGCGTTGCCGGGCGCGGCGTTCACCGGGCTCTACTTGCAATGGACCTCGCCGGCGGCCTGGGTCGCGACTCATGCTTACGCGCTGGGTGCGAAAATTCTGGATCCAGCCGGGCACATACAGGAAGTGACGACGGCCGGGACCTCCGGCGCGACCGCACCCACCTGGAACGATGCCGCCTCTACTACGACCGATGGCACGGTCACGTGGACCGATCAGGGCTACAATCCGGGTCCCGGCACGGTGACCGCGCAGTTTGCCTTTTACTTTCGCGTCCGCTTCGCCGCCGATACACAGGACTTCGAACAGTGGGCGCAAGAGCTATGGACCATCGGCGGCACGGAGGCCCAACAGGGTTCGGGGACGCTGAAGCTCCGCTCAGCCAGGCCCGCTCTCAGCAGTGGCTATGCTTTAGGTTGAAGAGGAGCTTCTCTTGCACCTTCATCAAGTCGTTCAAGCTTCCGATTACGAAAAGCTGTTGGCGCTCGAGCACGGGACCTTTCTCGCGTATCGGGTGGTTGACATAGGTAACGCCGGCGTTCACCGGTTTGGCAGCTCGTTTCTTTGCTTATCCGCCGAGTCGGGCAAGGTAACCGTGCTGCGTTCCATCAATCTCCCGGAGGGCGTTGTCGCGGAGCCGCCGGACGATGCCGAACCGGATGAGCCCATTCCGGGTGAGGTTCCGGATGTTGAACTCGAACCCGTCGAAGCTCATGCCAAACCGCATTTCCGGGTTCGGCATTCCACGCCACATGACGCGGCGACTATCTGGAATGTCGTTAAAATCTCGCACGACGCTTTGACCGCAGGCACGCACGATGCAACGGGTGAACTGGCATTCGCATGAGCCAGACTATCAGCTTAGGGCAGACCGTCACGGACCAGATCACCGGTTTCAGTGGCGTGGTAACGGGGCGCTGCGAATACATCACGGGGTGCCATCAGGTCCTGGTGCAGCCGCGCGTCAATGAAAAGGGAGATTATGTCGAAGCGCGCTGGATCGATGAGGACCGCCTGGACGCGCAGGCGGTTGACATCGTGTCTCTCCGTCGCGTCGTAAACCCCGGCTTCGACAAAGAAGCACCCAAGCGTTAAATGCGCCAGGTGATCAACGGACTCGGGCTGGACTCGACGGCGGCCACCGCCGCCTGGCTCAGTGCGGGCAAAAATATCACCCTTGGCAATCTCATCCTCATCGGAGAGCCGGAGCATCCGCAAGCGCTCTGGCTCACCGATTTTGAAACCCCTTTGCTGTGGCCGTGCTGGGGAACGTTTTATCCGGCTGTCATCAAACGAGGCTCGGTCACCAGCGCGATCGGCCTGCAAGTTCAATCCCTCTCCCTCACCTGGACCCCGCCTAATAGCGCCTACACGCAAACAGTCTCCAACGCCAATCCTTACCAGCTCGCCAAGCTCGGCTTCTACGACAACTGGCTGGTACGCGTTTGGACTGTTTACATGCCGACGCCGGGCGATGCCGCGACTTTTGGCGCTTCCGAACTTTTCGGCGGCCGGATCGCGGACTCGACCGTGGCTCGGGGCTCCATTGTGTTCACCGTCAATTCTTTCCTCGACGTCGTGAACGAACAAGTCCCCACCAACGTCATCGAACTCACCAACACGGTAGCCGCCTACACCGCAGCCACCCCTCCCAAGGGATTCTCCAACATCCCGCAGTTCGCCGTTATCCAGGGCAGCAGCAACACTCAAGTCATCGGGGATCAAACCTTTCCGGTCCCTCATTCGATCCTCAACACCAACGTGGCGCGGCAAGGCTTTCTCGCTTTCAACACCGGGCCGGGCAACACACTGGGCGGTTTCTGGTCGGCGATCGCGCAAAACACCGAAATCAACACTCTCACGCCCATCGGCGGTCGCACGACCTTCAACCAATTCCTGCTCAACTCTCCCCTGCCCTGGCCACCGACTCCTGGCGTAGACACTTTCTACGTGAGCGGCGCCGCGCCCATCGATCAAAGCGATGGCGACTATTTCGGTTTCCCCTACGTCCCAGACCCCGCAACGGCGGTGTGATCCGGCCTCTAAACTAAAGCCATGACCCGGAAAGAGTTTCTCCGTCAACTGTTTTCCGTCGCCGGGGTCGCCTCTGCGGTGCTGGCACGGCCAGCAAAGCCAAAGCCTCCGACTGGCGGCATTATCAAGGGCGGCCCGGTCCGCCTGCATTGTCCGGAGACTGTGCTGCCGCGCGCCATGGCCGAGAAGCTGCAGGGCGACGTTAGCATTGGCGGTGAGTTTAACGGCTCGCTCGGTTATGCCTGGTTCGTGAATCCAAATACCACGCCGCGCACGTTCCGCTATCCGATTAAGGGACATTTCCCGTACAGGCCTCACACATGGACCTCAACCTAAATCTGCTCTGCGCTGTCAGATACGAAAAGGCCTTTCTCACGGCCAAACGCCAGATTCTCGCGCAGAGGACCTGGCACGACCGCTTTGTCGATTGGCTCGCGCATCGTTTCGGACGTTGCGACCGCTGGTGTCCTTACTGCACAGGGCGCAGATAACCGGTATCACCGCGATACCAACGTCGAAAGCGTAAGCTCAAAACATGGCAGACCCAACAAACACGAAGTACACATTCACGCCGGCTGAAGCCGCGTTCTTTCAGCGCCAGGCGCACGAGGCGGCGACCCTGCAAGCGGCCGCTCAGGCGGCCCAACGCAGCGCCTTATTGATGATCCTGAGCCAGCAGGGGCTCCAGGGTAATTGGCGGCTGGCCGAAGACGGCAGCGGCTTGGTCCGGGAGGATGTCCCGGCCCTGCAGCTCCTTGACGGCGAGCAACAGCCACGCGCGGCTAACGGAGCGATTTGAACGAAGTCGCCGCGCGCCAGGCCGTCGTTGCCGAGGCGCGTAGCTTTCTAGGAACTCCCTATCTATTGGGCGGGCGGGTCAAAGGCGCGGGCGTCGATTGCTTCACCCTCATTTCCGAAGTGCTGATTCGCACCGGCAATGCGCAGCCGGAGGACGTTCTCGTTTATTCGCAGGACTGGTTTATGCACGCCAAACGCGAAGAGTACATGCTGCGTCTGATGCGCAATACAGTGCTCTTAGCCGAAGCTGTCTCGCATCGCCGGCTCGACGCGGCGCAGCCCGGCGATATCGTCATCCTGCGCACTGTCAAAAGCCGGGTCTACAGTCATGGCGGCATTGTGACAGAGTGGCCCCGCGTCATTCATGCGATCTCCCCGGAGGTCGAAGAGATCAACGCCGCCACGCATCCGCTCTGGGCGGCGCAGAAGGTGAAGCTCTATCATCCCTGGGCTTGGGGCGACACTGGCCGTGTGGCCGATAACACTGGGGCTAGCAGCAGTGGTGCGGCTAGCACCACGGCCAGTGCCAGGGGCGGAAAAGGATGATCGGCGTCCCATCGTCCGCCGTCAAGCCGCAGACGCTAGGCGTCAACAGCAATTCGTCGACCTACGGGCAGACCATTCCCGTGATCCTCGGCCGAGCGCAAGGGCCGGTCTATTTGATCTGGGCGGCGAACATCCGCAAGGGCAACAGCGGCAAGAAAGGGAAGGCGGCCGGCGGCAGCAAAAAAAGCAAAGGCACGCCGCCCTCCTATGTGGCGAACGCGGATGCGCTGATCGGGACCAATCCCATCGTCGGCGTCCTCGAATGCTGGAACAACAATCAGGCAAAGCTCGCCCTCACTTTCACCTCCTACGTTCATAACTCCCCTGGCGATTTGTCTTTCACCATTCCCGACGATTTGTTTCTGGCGGTCCTCGGCATCACCTTCACGCTGCCGTACAGCTATTCGTTCAACGATTACGGAGGTCCCGGTCCGCTCTCCGGCTCCGGCGTTTGGGAGGTTCCGGCGTGGAATTACGCTTTTGCGCGGCCAGGGACTTACGATCCGCTGCCTTACTTCATCCGCTGGACGCCGGGCAGCGGTGCGACTCTCTATCAGGACACCGGGCCATCGGGCGCTACTGCGATCAACGTCTACTATGCCCGCATGTTGCCGGGCGGCGACAACATCTCTTCGGCGGACGAAAACGGGCCAACTCCGCTGGCAGCATTGCGGTTGACGTTTGAAGACGTGCTCGGCAACGGACCTGAATTTACCAGCACCTTCGCGGCGCAGAAAATTCTGTACCCGCACTATGCGGGCGTGGGCTCCCAAAATTTCGATCTGGGAAGCAGCGGCTTGTCGCCGCAGATGCGTCTGGAAATTCTGGGCTCCTGTCCGGTTTACCCATCGGGCGATGCTGATTTCGCCGACATGGTAGCGGACATCTTCGGCCGAGCGCAGATCCAGGCTGGCTGGACGGCGGTCAATCCCACATCGCCAGTGCAACACGCGCTGGCTTGCTATGATTTCCCCGGCCCGGTTTACTCCAAGTTTTATCAGTTCAGCAACTATCCGTTCGACTTGTCTGGTCCGCTGGTGATGACTTACGATCAGGCCAACACGGCGGGCAACTTCCTGGTGGCGTTCGTCAACAGCCAGAGTGGAGGTCCGCCCGCGATTTCCTCCGAGCCCAGTCTCGCTTGGACACCGGTTTTCAGCAGCGGCGCGGTCCCCTATCAGGTTTGGTATGCGACGGCGCCCGCCTCCGTTACAGGCGTGGGCGTCAAAGTCTCTATCACCGGCACCGGCGTTTACGTGGAAGCCGGCATCATGGAAATTGGCGGCGTCGATACCCTGGACGCCGTGGCAGTGGGCACGGATTCGGCCACCATCACCACATCGAACCCGGGCGGCACACCCGGTTTCATGTTGGGTTTCATGGCTTACCTGGGCAATGAGTTCAGTTCTCCCGGCGATAGTCCGCACGTAGGGAGCAATCAGCAGTGGAACCTGTTCAGCGGTTTCGGCAGTGAATTCCTGCTGCAAACCCGGATCATTCATTCGCCCGGTACGTTCACTCTGGCCAACGCAGCCGGCGCGCCTGACGCGATGGCCATACTCGCCTTCAAATGTTCGCAGCCGCCGTCCTATCCGTTTTCGCTTCCCAACATTCTGGATAGCCCTTCCCTGCTCAATACGCGCGAACAATGCCGCGCCGCGGGCCTGTTTGGCTCGATGAACATGAACTCCCAGAAAGCGGCCTCCGACTGGCTCAAGGAGCTGTACGAGTGCATGAACGCGGCACCGGTCTGGAGCGGCTTCAAGCTGAAATCGATTCCCTATTCGGAAGTGAGCTCGGCGCGCAATGGAGCGATCTATACGGCGCCCACCGCCAGCGGACCGCGCGCCGTTTTAACGCTCGACGATTTTGTAAACAAACCCGGCGAGCCGGCCATTTCCTGCCAGCGCAAGGCGCAAGTCGATGTGCCGAATTTGCTGCAAATCCAATGCGCCAACCGAGCGAGCGATTACAACCAGGTGGTGGTTTCGCAGCCGGCCACGGGCGCGATCGCGATGTACGGCACGCGCAAGGATTCGCCGGTGACGTACGACTGCATCCAGGATGTCAGTGTGGCCCGCATGGTGATGGATATCCAAATCCGTCGCCGGGACGCCGAGCGCAACGTCCTTTCGTTTACCTTGAAGGCCAAATGGAAGCTGCTCGAACCGATGGACCTACTGACCTTGCCCGCCGATCCGGTCACGGGCGATCCGGCGGTCGACGTCCGTATCAATTCGATCGAGGAAGACGAAAACTACAATCTGAAATGCGACGCCAAGCCATTTGTGTACGGAGTCTGCGCGCCCGCTGCAGTCAGCCTCACCAATCCGACACCCTTTTCGGCGGCCACCAATACCGAACCGGCCAGCGTCAATGCGCCCGTCATCTTCGAACCGATTGCACGCTTGGCGAACGGCGTGGCCGAGCTGTGGATCGCCGTAAGCGATCCGGATCCAAATTACGGCGGATGCCAGGTCCTCCTTTCGACAGATGGCGGACTCAGTTACAATTCCGCGGGACTGCTGCAGGGCAACGCCATTACCGGCGTCACGACGGCGGATTGGCCCGCCGCGGCCGATCCCGACACGGTGAATCCGCTCATGGTGGATCTCACCGAAAGCCTGGGCGCTCTCGCCTCTTACCAGACGGCCGATCAAAACAACTTCACGTATCCCTGCTATGTGGCCGGCGGCTCGGGCGCTTGCCCTTATGAGCTGCTGAGTTATGCGATCGCCACCTTGACCGCCGCCAATAAGTACACGCTTCCCACTCCCTTGCGGCGCGCGGTGTTCGGCGCTCCCGTCGCCGGAGCTGGTGTCGATCATCCTTCCGGCAGCCGCTTCGCTTTTCTCTCTCCGGACTCGACCGGCATCTTGAAGCTCGCGCTCGATCCGCGCTGGATCGGGCAAACGCTGTACTTCAAATTCTGCGCTTACAACTCCTTTGGCAACGGCCTGCAGCCGCAGTCGGAAGCAACTCCTTACTCCTACACCGTTGCCGGTACCGACGCGGCGAACAATCCCAATTCGCAAAACTACACGCAGACGCCGGCGCTCGCTCTGTCCAATCCATCGCCAACCCAGATCGACATGGCCGCGGTGAAGACGGCCTTTGGCACGAACACCGTCGCCTATGATGCGCGCACGTTCACCATTCCCATGCCCAGCGTGCCGACGATTTACTATGTGACGATTGCCGATCCGGGCTACGTCGGCGATAACGGCTCGGCGAATCTGACGGCGACGTGTCAAACTTCCGATGCGCTCACGGGCGTACCCGGCAATACGTACATCGGTTCCGTTCAAGCGCTGCCGGCAGGCTCCGGAACTTTGCTTGGCGCGGGCGGATGGCCACAGTCGGCCGGCTTTCTCGTGAACGGATCCTAAATGGCGATACCGAAGGACATCAACCTTAACAACGCCACGCCTGCAGCTCCCAGCGGGTTCCAGAACGTGCAATGGCAAGGGGATGCTTCGACGCCGCGCAATGTCTCGGCGAACATTCCGCGCTCGACTTATCCGATCACCTGGGGCGTCGCCATCGGTGTGCCCGCGGTGACCGGTACCGATGTCACGCCGCATTACCTGGTTCAGTTCCCCGGCACGCTGATCGCTTGTACTATCTGCGCGAAGACGGCGCCCACCGGCGCGGATCTGATTGTCGATCTGCTGCAAAACGGCGCCAGTCTGCTTAGTGGCGCCAAACTTCACTTGCCCGCCGGGTCTTTGACTGGATCCACCAGCTCCTTCGCCGGGATTCCTTTGACCATCGGTGCGCTGCTCACGCTGAATGTGACGCAAGTAGGATCTCCTTCCCCCGGGCAGGATGTCACCGTGCAAGCGGTGGTGCAGATTTAGGCAGGCTGAATGAGTTGGGTCTTTTTTACCGCTCGCCTGGGCTCTCCGCAAAGCGAGCTTGGCGCGATACGCCTTGGTAACCCAGACGACGCTTTTGTCGACGATGACCTGGCGCTGGCTGTCTCGGAGAGTACAACCCTTGCGGTCACCACAGGGGCGGCCGATACCGTCGCGCTTTCCCTTTCTGAAACCGCGGACATCATCACCAGTCCGCAAGTCACCGACACCCTGGCGATCGCACTCGTCGAAAGCCTTTCGGTCCTGGTCAACACGCACGCGACCGATACTCTTTCCGTTGGCCTGGTCGAAGATGGCGCCAACCCTCAGCCGTTGGTGTTTTTCACCGCACGTTTGGGGTGGCTGCGCAGCAAGCTTTCTTTCATTCGCCTGGGTTCGCCCGATGCCGCCTACCTTTCGACTGAGCTGCAGGTGGGTCTCGGCGAAGGAGCTAACGCTCCCGTCTCCATTTCGGTTGCGGATACGCTCGCGATCGCGCTCAGCGAAATTGCCAATCAATCCGTGGTCACGGCTCCCGGGCCTGTCCTCGTCGATCAGGCAGCGGCCGAGTTAGTCTTTGCCGTCATCCCGAGCGCCCGGCTCGATCAAGCCGCTATCGAAACGGTCCTCGCTCCGCTCAGTCCCGCCGCCCGCGTCGACCAGCTCGCGCGTGAAAGCATTTACACAACGCTGCCCAGCGCGTTGATCGATCAGTTGGCAATCGAACTCATTCTCAAACGCGGCGGCGGTACCGCCTACGTCAGCGGCTCCGTGCCCGACAACATCACCTCGTTCGTCTATTAACCTGGGAGCTAGCAATGCCTCCGCTCCCGGAGGAGAGTACTCCGCCGCCGACGCAAGAGCCTCTCGCCATCACAGAAGCCTTTCACCTGAGCAAGTACAACGCTGAAGGCGCCCTTATCGAAAAGCTGCATTACCAGAGTGGCGACTCCTTCATGGTGCGCGAGCTGCCGGATGGACAAACGGAACAAATACCGCTCGCCGAGGAGACCGATTAATTCATGTCACTGACGAATGCTGGAACGACGTTGCTTGCGGCGGCCGCCGTGGGCGCCACTTACACGCCCTATAACAACGCCAACGCCAATATCGGCGTAGGCGATTCGACCGCCGCTTTCGCCAAAACACAAACCGGGCTGCAGGCCTCTTCAAACACTTACTTTCAGCCGATGGACACGGGCTTCCCCACAGCGAGCGGAACGACGCTCGTCTTCCAAGCCACCTTCGGCCTGACAGTCGCCAATTTCGCCTGGCAGGAAATCGGCCTGTTCAATGCGCCCTCGTCTCCCGGCACGGCGGGCTCGGGCACGATGCTCAACCGCTTCCTGCAGAGCGTCGGCACCAAACTCAGTTCGCAGTCCTGGCAGCTCGTCGTCACGATCACGGTGACCAATCCATGAAATGGCGCGCTAATCCTTTTGTCGTCGACGCTCACATCATCATCGAAGTGAGCCCCGTTTCGCCCGATGGCACCATGACCTTGCACCTCCAGACCGGGGAGCTTTTCCTGGCGACCAAGGGCATGCTCGCTCGTTTCACTCCGTCCGAAGGCGATTACGTGGTCGTGCAACCAGGTGGTTACACCTACCTAAATCCGAAAGCCGTCTTCGAGCAAAAATTTACAAAGTGCGCCGAACTCAGCGAAGGTTCCGTTAGGCCCTATTCGCTCAAGCCCGAGGGAGTGAAAACATGATCAGATTCGTCGATTCGTTCGGCCACTACAGCGATGCAACTTCGCTCGGACTGAAATGGGGCAGCACCGGCGGCTCCTTCATCGCCAGTGTCTTCGGGTCAGGCGGCCGCAATAACGGGCCGTATTGCAGGATATCCAATAGCAGCGTGTGGCGGCTCTTGAACTTCACCACACCACAAACGGTTTGGATCACTGGCTGGGCTTCGCTCGGGGCCGCCTCGCAGGTTCTCATCGGGGCGAACGTGTACGGTTCGCCGTTTACCACTGACTCTTCAATCGACTCGCGCTACTACGTCGAGTGGGGCATCACCGGCTGGACGCTGCAAACGACGCCGGCCGGGAGTCTCACGATTTCGGTGACTGGCTTCTATGAGACGAGCGGCCTTTGGCAAAACCCCGCGACGTGGACCTCCCCGCCCTTCAGCTATCAGAGCGTGCCCCTCAATCCGGCGCTCTGGTATTACTTTGAAGTCAAGACCTTTGTCGATCCCGCCCACGGCAATCAGATTTCTGTCGAGGTCCGGGTGAATGGCGTCGTGTGTCTGGCGCTCACGGCCGTTCCAGGTCCCGCCGCTCCTGGGAGCTTTTGGCCGGCGCTGCATACCATTGCGCCCTCCCTGGTAAGTGGCAACGATTACTCCGATTTCGTGGTGGTGGACGACACCGGCACGCATAACACCAGCTATCTCGGCGACGTGCGGGTCGTGGCGCAGTTGCCGGCGAGCGATGGCTTCCATCAGGACTGGACGCCGCTTACCGCAGGTACGCATTTCAGCGAAGTGGATTCGCCTTCTCCGCCAGGCGATACCTCCTATGTCAGTTCTTCGACGCCGGGCGACATGGACAGCTACGGCTACCCCACGCCACCGACGTCCTCTCAAGTGTTTGGGGTGCAGGTGAATTTGTGGGCCCGGAAAAGCGACGCGGGCGGCCGCTCCGTCGAAGCTCTGGCGCGCCTTTCTTCGACTGATGAGTTATCCGCGCCGCAAACGCTGTCCACCAACTACGGCGATTTTATGTCCATCTTTGAAACGGATCCCTCCGGCGCGGCCTGGACTACCGCGAGCCTCACCAGCGCCGAATTCGGCGTGAAGTTGTCCGCATAGCCTATGGCCGAACAATTTGCCAACCATCCCGGCACCACCCTCGCTGGCAGTGGGATCACGTCTGCGACCCGGCCGGTAACCTTCACTCTGGCGTCTTCCGTGGGCTTGCCGACCAGCCCAAATTTCCGGCTGCTGATCGAAGAGGAAATTCTGCTCGTCAGCGCCGTGAATGGCTCGAACAGCTTCACCGCTTCGACGGTCGAAGGCACCACGGCGGCCACTCATGCGAGTGGTGTTCTGGTCACTCATATCTTGACTGCCGGCGCCCTCGTTCAGTTGGAAGCGGATGTGACGGCTGGCGCGGCCTCGACAGGCCTGCAGGCGGCAAACAATCTTTCTGACGTAGCAAGCGCTGTAACCTCTCGCGCGAATTTGGGCTTGGGTTCGGCAGCGGTGGCAACAGCCTCCGCGCTCACTGAAGCAACCAGTTCCGTCCTCACCATCACCGGCGGATCCACCGCCGTCCTGAATGCCACCTCGATCCAGGTCAAACAGGCAAGCGGATCGCAGGGAGGTTATCTCGCCTCGGCCGACTGGAACACCTTCAACGGCAAACAGTCCGCCCTCGGATTCGTCCCACTCAATCCGGCCAACAATCTTTCGGACGTAGCGACGGCGAGCATCGCCCGAACCAATCTCGGCCTCACAGCAGCGGCGATCGCCACACCCTCAGCGTTGACGGAAGCCACTAGCGCGGTTCTCACCATCACGGGCGGCAGCGCTGCCTTACTCGCAGCGACAACCATTCAAGTCAAGCAGGCGAGCGGATCGCAGTCAGGCTATCTCTCTTCGACTGACTGGAACACCTTTAACGGGAAGCAAGCGGCGCTCACTCTGCCACTCTCCATCGCTAACGGCGGCACGGGCGCAACCTCTTTCCTAGCCGCAGGTTTGCCGACATTGAGCGCAAACAACACTTTCACGGGCACTCAACTCATACTCGGCACGCTCACAAGCGCTGGTGCTCAATTCACCCTTGCCAGTACAGCTTCGGGCAGTCTGGCAAATCACTATCTACTTAATGCGGCCGTCACGTTGGCGGCATCCGCGGCCGTGACCAATGCGTACGGAGTGCTATTCAACTCCCCGACCTTGGGTGCTGGTTCATCCATTAGCACCGCCTACGCCCTCTATCTGGCTGCGCAAAAAGTAACTGGCGTTGGGGCGGCCTATGGCGTGTATCAGGCGGGTGCGAGCGATCTGAACCTGTTTGCTGGAGCGACCACTTTTTCTGCTGCCGTCACGTTCTCGGTGGCCCCGGTTTTCAGTGATCAGCCGGGAACGAGGACCGCGCTCGGACTGACGGCGGCTGCGACCGCGACGCCGGCGGCGCTCACCGAAGCCACCAGCTCTGTCCTCACGATTACCGGCGGATCGGCGGCTCTTCTCGCAGCGACAACCATCCAAGTCAAGCAGGCCACGACTTCGGTCAGTGGCTATCTCTCTTCAACTGACTGGAACACTTTCAATAACAAGCAACCGGCTCTCACCGTTACCAATGACACCAATGTCACTGGCTCCGTAGCGGGCGCGGCGCTGACGCTTGGCTGGACCGGGACCCTGGCTGCGGGACGGCTCAACCCCAACGTCGTTCAATCGATCACTAACGACACGAATGTGACCGGCTCGATTGCCGCACAGGTCCTCACACTCGCCTGGAGCGGACAGCTTTCGCTTGCACGCGGCGGGACGGGTCAGAGCAGCGCGGCCGCTGCCTATAATGCTTTGTCGCCGATGACAACCCTGGGCGACATCGAGTATGAGTCTGCGGCGAACACGGCGTCCCGGCTGGCCGGGAATATCACCTCGACCAAGAAATTTCTCACTCAGACTGGAACCGGCTCCGTGTCGGCCGCTCCAGCGTGGGGCACGATAGCCACCGGCGATTTGCCGGCCAGCGTGGTTGATGCAGTAACTAACGACACGAACGTGACCGGCTCCATCACCTCCAATACCCTGACTCTTGGATGGACGGGCACGCTCGCCGCCGCCAGGCTCAATGCCAACGTTGTTCAGTCCATCACCAACGACACGAACATTACCGGCTCGATCTCCGCGCAGGTCCTCACGCTCGGATTCACCGGCACGCTTTCGATTGCGCGCGGAGGAACGGGCGCTTCCACTGCTGCCACCGCTTTGTCAAATCTGGGTGGACAGCCACTCAGTTCCATCAACAAAAACCTCATTCCCGACTCCGACTTCAAATTGGGGACGGCTTACTGGACAACGCCCGGCGCTGGAATGGCGTTCACCATTGGCGTTGGCGGGGACGGCGGCAACGCCGTCGTATATACCGGTACCGGCTCCGCCTCTGCGTTTAGCAACAGCATCTCGGTGGCGATTCCGGTCACGCCTGGAGTGACTTACACATTCTCCGCCTATATCGATGCCACCAATTGCTCTGGAGGGTCTCAGCCTACCTGGGTGTTGTTCAACACCTCGATTACCACTTCGTATTTGAGCATTGGCATAACAAACGGAACGAAAGGTCGCGTCTCGAATTCGTTCACCGTTCCCGTTGGAGTGACCCGGATCGTCGCTTTGTGTGACACGAACACTGTCACCGTCACTAGCGGCCAGCCGCTTGTCTTCTCGAATCCGCAATTGGAGATCGGCTCCGTCGCCACGTCGTACAAACCGAATCTGATTGACGACCTCACGGGCACTTTGAGCCTCGGTTCAGGCGGGATGAAGTTGCAAGCCGGGTTCGCCAACGCTTCCGGCGCGGCGGCGGCGCAGTTTAGTCCGGCTTGGACTGGCGCAGGTAATTTCTTCAACATATACGGGGGGCCCACCATCAACGGCACAGCGACCCCGGTCTTCACCAACTTCTTTAGTCAGATGACGTTTGTGGCTTCATCGGCAACCACCAACGCCTTTAACTTCCGCGCTGAAACCCCCGTCTACAATACGTCCTCCGCTGTGAGCAACATTTATGGTCTGTACATCAATACATTGACCAGCGCGGGTCACACGACAAACGCCTATGGCATCTATCAAGTGGGCACGAGTGATCTGAACGTCTTCAACGGTCCTACGACCATTGCGGGCACGGCGACCTTCAGCGCCGCGGCGAATTTCTTTTCGGCAACCGGAGCCGGCATCTACCTGGGCAACAGCGCCGCCGCCGGCACGCCGGATATCTTGTTCCGTTCTGGCGGCCTGGGAGCGGATCACGACTCGATCATCAGCGCGACGGGCGGGACTTCAGCGAATAACCACGGCACGATTAACATCAACGCTGCCACTGTTTCGCTCAATTGCAGCACGGTTGCCCTCGCATCCGGCACCGTGACGATTCTCAATAACATCAGTTCCTATCTCGGCAACACGACCGTGCAGGGCGGCGTACCGTCCGAGCTGGCCTCGGTCTCGCTTACCGCCCAGAACGCCAATATTGCGGCCACGACGTTTTACACCACCACGGCTTCTCCAGGGTTCTTGTACCGTATCAGCGCCTACATTGTCCTGACTACTGCGGATGCGGCGAGCTCCACTCTTCCCCAGGTGCAAGTGACGTACACTGACCCGAACACTAGCGCGGCCACCACGATCTACGTGACTCCGGCCGCCAGTGCAACGGCGGTCCCTGGCGCGAGCACGGGAGCGACCAACACAACTACGATGGCGCGTTCCGGCGTCGTGGTGATCAACGCTTCAGCTAGCACCGCGATTAAGTACGCAACCACCGGTTACGCCAGTGGCACGTCGGGCGCGATGAAATACGCCTTAAACATCCTGCTCGAAGCGTTATGAACTGGTTCGACCGCGCTCTCAAACTGGGTTGGTTCTTGCTCGCGTTCGCCGTGTTCGCGGCCTGGCGCGGCTGGTGGTAACTGATTTTATAAGCAGAAATGCAAAGCGTTTCCTAATAAAATCAGCCCGCAATTACCAGACAGACGGCGTGTATTCGTGGTGCGGATCGCCATGCGGACGCCAGCGGCCGGAGTTGCTCCAGTGCCAGCCATACGGCTCACGCTCTTTTTGCGGGTCCCAAGTGGCGGCGGCGTTCACCGCAAACGAGCGATTCTCGTACATCCAGGCGACGCTTTCCTTAGGCGCCCCCGGATCGCCGTCGTAACAGATGCGGAGAACGGCTTCGCCGCCGGTCACCGGGAAAACGGCGAGCGCCCGGCCATCCGGGAGAGAGCGGGCATAGAGGCAATCGGCTTCCACGTTCAGCCGTGCCCGGAGTTCCTGGTTTGCCGGGCTTATGCACGACATCAGCACTGCGGCGCTGTCTTGCAAGAACAAGCGGCAGAAGCCACAGTATTGCTGTTGCACATCGTTCGGGTTATGCGTGACGAACCCGCAGCGCGGACAAGTGAGAGTCTCGGGGGGAACGGTGTCAAATTGCGCAGCTATCTGACGCATAAACATTTGCGCCACGTGTTCGCGGACCCTCATGGTATCGCTATGATACCTCCATCTCGCGGCCAGCGCTAGCGCGCGGCTACGGAACCATGCGCCGGCGAACACGAATGCACCGCAGGCAATCGCCAGCGAGAACGCTTTCCAATCCAATCACTTCAAGGTTAGCTATTTGCTGTCTTTGGCTGGCCAGCGGAACGAGGCGGCGTGTTGCGCCTGGGCGACACGAGCCTTTTTGTTCATTGCTTTGGCGCGCGCCTGGCCACCTCTTTTACCGAGTTTGCGGAGGTAAGCCCGTACAGCGGGCGCTAGCTGAGTGGGAGCGGACACGGCAGTCGACATCAAATTTAGAATGTCGCAAGCCGAGAACGAAAGCAAGTGGTGGGCGCTGGACCGTGGCCGCCACCGGTTTGTCTCCGAAAGTTCCAGTACCTTTCCCCTTCTCTGATCGAGCGGTTGTATCTTGGAACCTGGAGTAAAAATTACCTATGGACCTCAATAAGACGGTTTCGGTATCCAATTATAAGGAAGCGGTCGCCCACGAGACTGGCACGTTCGTGGCAATCTCTGGAAACAGCATCGTATGCTTATCCGTCAACAAGGGAAAGGTGCACGAGGCACCCGCGATCCCACTGCAAGCTGTGCGCGGCAGCGCCGGCAGCGAGTGGACTCTCACCAAAATTTCCACCACCCCCCTCCAGGTGGAGACTGCCGCGTCCGCGAGTGCTACTTAAAGCATAGCGGCTACGGTATCACCGTGATACCACAATGCCTAAATGCTTACCGGCCATGCTCCAACATGCTGGTACTAAGCACCCTTGGCATTTCTCGGCAAACGTTTTATCATGCTCGAAATGGGCTCGCATTGCGAGCCTGGAAAGGAATTTTACGCAAAAAACATACTGTCGGACCAGGCGGTTGACGCTGGCACGATGAAAAACCCTCGAACGAGCCACAAACTCGAACGAGGGTCTTAATTTTTTTGAGGGCGGCGTTCACTCCGTTCCTCGAACTTCTGTTTGCTAAACAATCGCGAAGCCAATTTTGGAAGTCAGCTAGCTACGACACCACAATCGTAGCTGATTTCTCTGATGGTTCGCCAGGGTTGCCGGTCCTAGTACCGCAGCCCGGAAAGTGCCCTGTTGAGGGTGAAACCAAAATGAAATGTCCGTTTACGATAACCCGAAATTTACACAATTAAGCCAGCCAGGAGACACGCCATGATTTCGGCTGCTCAGATGGCTGAGAACCACGACTGCCGTGTCGAGCCCGGCCATGCGCAGCTTGTTTACCACTACGTGGCCGTTTGCGGCACTCAGATCGGCGCGCTGGTCTGGTGGGCGCTGCTGTACCGGTCACAAGAGGGCGGCGAAGGCGACCGCGATTGGCTGCGGCTCTCAGACGGCGAAATCTTCGTTCTGATCGGCGGCTCCTACAGCCTGCCGTCCATCGCTTCCGGGCGGAAACGGCTGATCCAGCTCGGCATTCTCGAATCGCGGCGCGGGGAAAACAACACCCTCGAAGTCCGCTTCCAGTGGCAGCGCATGGCGCAATTGCTCGACGAGCAGACAAGGCCGATAGCTGAATCCTTGAGCCGCGCGTTAGCAAACATGAAAATTTTCAGAAGTGAAGAACGGGCGCGGATCCGGGCCGAACGTCCTCGCCAGATGCCACTTCTGAAAAATGTCGATACTGACGCCACCCCCGAATCACTTGTGAAAAATTTCGATAGTGACGCGGCCGGGGCGCCCGAGGGGTCACTTGTTACAAATTTGAGAAGTGACTCACTAGTAAATCTTAGAGTTGGTTCTGAAATTCCAGCGGACGGTCCGCAGGAAACGGCGAACCCTCTAAGTAAGAGTTCTAAGAGCAGCGAAGAAGAGCTAGCTAGGGCCGCCCTCCCAAGCCAGGTCGCGGAAGCGACGGAGGGCGTGAAACTCACCAGGGATTGCGTGACCGCCGATCCGCAAACCCTGCGAAACCTCACCCGGCTGATAGCCGCCTTGCCGCCGCCAGCCTTCGAAGTGGGTGTGAAAGCCTTGACCGGCCGGCTAAGGAAGTACTCCCGAGAGCGCCGGTTTTCCGAGATCGGCTGGGGCGTCGTCTACAACGATCTGGCCTCCGATGTGAATCAGCTCTTGAAAGAGCTTCCCGCCGAACCTGAACCGCCGCCGCTGCCGTTTTACTATTACGACCTCCCTTCGCTCGGCGCCGTGCATGAGCAAATGGCGCTGGACGACCAGGAAGTCTGGCGCTATCCCGACCGGGCGGAGCTGCTGGCGAAGCGGCGTTGGATGCCGCAACCAATTCCCTGCCCCGTGACGGCTCCGGATTACCGGGACCAGTTGGACGACTGGTTTTTACGCACCAATACCATTCCGCGAAAGATGCCCGGCCGCGAAAGCTCTTCCAATGGCCGGAGTCTGTCGGCGGCTGTATGACCGAGGCCTGCCGGGTTGCTTTGGAGCGGGTAAAAGCGCCCAAGGTCGCACGGTCGGTGTCCGAAATCGAGCTGGCGATTGAGCGTCTCAATCAAGCTTGGACCGCCAACGCCCAAGAGACCGGAATGGCTCAATTCTTTGGCATTGTCGCGACTTGGCAGCAGACCGTGCATTTCCGGTGGCGCAATGCTCTAACTGGCGCGAATGGCTTGCTCGCCAACGTAGCCGCCTGGGAATCTGTTCCCGTCGCCACGGCGTTACTCGAGCGGATCGGCAAGCTTCGTGGCACTGGCCGTGCGGTTCGCAAACCAATTGCGCGTGCCGGCGGCGATACCCAGAAAAAAAGGAGGACCGCATGAAATGCCGTTTTTGCGGATGCCGTGAGCATTCGCCCTGCATCGATCACTGGGGCAACAGATGCGCCTGGCTCACCGATGAGCTGTGCACCTTTTGCGCGGAGGAAAGATTGCCGGGACCCATTGTCCAGTTCATCGTTTGGGCGGTTGTCGCTCGTGCCGCGGCTAACGCTTTGCCGCACTATTCGTCCGCCGAGCACGCTCGCGCCGCTGAGCGCTATCGTGAGGCTTGCGAGCCGGTGCGGTTGGTGGCACTGGCCGCTTCCGCCTAATGGAACGAGCCCAGCTCGAACGCAGTCTCGCCGCCGCCGGCTTAGACCCTGACTATCAAGCCAGTCTGATCGCCATCGGCGATGCTCATGCTATCCCGGCCGAGACCCTGGTTTTCTGGGTCAGCAGCTTGGCTGGCAAGGATTCATCCTTGGCGGATTGGCGCGATTGGTGCGCGGTCTATGACGTTCTCAGGCGCGAGGTCTTGGTTCCGGACCCCGCCGGCGAACGGGACGATTCTAGCGCGTCCTGTGCGTTTTGCTTTGGGGCTACGGTCCCGCGCAAAGATGGACTCCGCTGGTGTCCCCGCTGCGCCCACATCCAAGGCTTCCCCGGTTTATGCCTGACTCCCACGCCGAGCGCCGAGCCCAAGAACTAGCCGACGTCCTCAGCGGACGCTGGTACGCGGAGTCCCTGAGAATCATTGAGGAACGCGAACGGCTTTGCAGGCTTTGCATCCGGCCACGGCCGCGCTGGCTTCCCGACTGGGCTTACCGGTGGCTCCTCAGTCGACTGGTCGTGATGTCGGAATTCCGCACGCAATCAAGACTCTGATGGCGGCCCCTCAGACTCAGGCTGCTCTGGCTCCTCTGGCTTCTTCTTCGTCCAGCGGAATGAGGCGGCACGCTTAGCCTGCGCGGAGCGTTCCTCCGCCGTTAATCTGCTGGCGCGCTCATTTCCGCCTTTTCTCCCGAGATCCTTGAGGTGTTGTTTAAGCTCGGACTTGGTGGGCTCTGGCTCTGGCTCTGGCGGCGGCGACTTCCGAGCCACGGATCGTTGCCATGCCAGAAACAAGAAGCCCGCGAGCAGCGATCCAGCGAAAGACGCCGCCAAGCACAGTGCAAAAATTTGCCACCAGGACACGACAGGCCCCTTAACGCCCATTCCCCAAACCGATCACCATTCCCGAGAGCGCTAGCGCTATGACTGTTTGCATTGTAAAGGAAAAGTACATTAGATTAGAGAGCAAAAGGCAAGCAGTTTCAAACACCTATGCTAAGTATTTTTTATGCTTGGCCGCTTAGCATCTCGTCGCCCAATTCGTAACGCCCTCTGTACTTTACCGTTGCGCCATTGCCTAGCCGTCAAGCGGCGAGGTTATCGGTCGGACCGGCAATGTTGACGACAGCACGAAGGGGTGGGAAGTAGTTGTCGAGCGGAAAAAGACCGTGGGCATAGAAGGCCGCGCCGAGCTTTGCTTCGATGCGATAGACCGAGTGAAAGAACTTGCCACGATCCAAACCGAGACGCCGGCAGCAAGCGCCGCAGGGTGCGGCCAACAGGAAATGGAAAGAGAACAACTGGTATTCGGCGGACGTGAGGGCACGGCGGCCGACACCGCAAAAGTCAGCCAGGAATTCTTTTTGGGTCACACCGGGCGCGGCATCGCATTCCCGGAAGCGTTCGTAGCAGATACGAAAGATCCGGCGAAGGACACAGCGGCAGGTCTGACGCTCTCCGATGGGCCTGACACCCAGGCCGAAACAAATGCTGCATGATTGGGCCGACAGAGTCAGCGCCAGGGCGGAACAGATCACAAAGCTAGTAGTGCTTCTAGCTTGCCATGAATACAGCCAGACCGTATAAGATTTCTCTGGTCCCTTCGACGAAGTGGGTCTCAGCCAGCCGCCCGCTCGATGTCATCCGACTGCACCTGCGCCGCCCTGCGAATGATGAGAGTCGTCGCCGCCATGCGCCGGGACACTGGGCCGAGGGCCGGCTTCATCCCTTCCCTGGAGACGCCGCCACTGCCGTCTTTGCGCCGTTGCGAACGCTTGGTCTTGGCGAAGTCGCTGAGGCCGCTGATCGACAGCGATCGCAGTGGAACATCGAAAAACGGCGTGTGGGACGGCCGCTCCCTGGCTACCAGGGCTTGCATGTCGGCAGGCAGGCGGGTGAGATCCACCAAATCGAGGCCGAGCACTTGCAGGGCCTCGACCAGCGGATAGTAAGCCTTGTCATCGATCCTTAACCGGGCTTCCCAGCCGGCGCCCAGCTCCAGCTCACTGCCGGGGTCCTGATCGAGCCAGCCGATGACCAGCTTGCGCGCCCTCACCAGCACGTCTTCGCAGACTTTCACCAGCTTGGCGATCGCCACTGCGTCGGCGCGGGTTTGCGGCATCGCCAACGCCAATTCGCGAGTCTCAAATCGCGGCCGCAACGGACAGGAAAGCTGGCAGTAGGGACACAGGCCGGAAAAGGGATTCGCGTCCAGACGGCGCCCGGCGTTGTAACTCGCCACGGCTTGATCCTTGGTCGCGTTCAACTCGCGAACCATGTCTTGCATCCAGCGCAGGTCCTCGCGGCGGGTGAAGCTGGTTTTCCGGAGAGCCGACATCCGCACAAAATCCCAGCGGAAGTTCACCACTTCGACCAGCGGGAAATGCGCGAACACGAGCGTGGCGTAAACCACGGGCTCTTCGTCGGTGACACCGGTAGTCGAGAACCCCGACTTCGGATCGATCACCGTCGCCACCGTCCCGCCTTCCGTGAGCAGCAGCAGATCGATCGTGCCCCACATGAAGGCGGCGCGGGACACCGAATGACGTCCCGGTTCCCTGCCCTCCACATATTCGAGCGGACCGAACTGCGAATCCGCGGACAGGAACAATTCGCTGCCCACCACGGTATCGGGATCCAGTTCGAAATTGTCTTTGCCGATGAGCTTGCGGCCGTCCTCGCTCAAATGGTGTTCGTCGAGGTACAGATCGCGGAAGGCCGGATCCACCATCCGCTGCTCCTTCACTAAGTGATCGGTATACGCCTTGCGCCAGGCGTGGAACTCGTTGCCGGTTCTCGTGAGAAAATGCTCAGCGGTCGCGGCCGTACCCTCTGGCTGCAGGTACTGACCCGTAAAGAACGTCGGACAGGATAACGATTTCGCCATCGACTTCGAGATCCCGCCCGGAGCCATTATCTGAACCAGTCGCTCTGCCCGGGCGGATGGTATCGCAGTGATACCGGGAGTTGACGAAGTTACCGGAGTGGGGGTCGAAGCAACTTCGTCAACTGGCGCTGGCCGTGCATCGCACGGCAGCGGCTCCGGGGCCGGCATCAAGGCGCCCAACACTTCGGCGGCGAGCGCGGGCGTGTCTTGATTGAACAGCGACCCGGAGAATTCGTCTGTGAAAACCACTTTGCGGCGTGCCATTGGGTTTAATCCTTCGCCGACATCAGGTAGGCCTTGAGCTCGCCCATCGTCGCCGTCCAGCGCGTAATGCAGGCCGTGAACTGGGCAGCGCTCGTTCCATAGCCTGACACCTTAAATTGATCGAACAGCGCCATGTACTCTTCCGCCGAAAAATCTTTCTCCTGGAACGGCCCCTTTTGACTGTCGGGAATGTTCGGTTTCTTCTCGCTGGTCGCGCCGGCATCGTTTGCAGTGCCGCCATGCGGCTTGGATTCGCCCGTGCCCTGTGTTTGCGCTTTGGGCTCATTGTCCATGTCTTCGGAAGAAAAGTCTTTCCAGTCGATAACTTGATCCTGGTCCACGTCCGCTTCCGCCTGATCGTCGTAACCCGTCGCCATCGAAGCTTCGCCCGTGAGATCGAGATACTTCAATTCCGCCTTGACCGGGGTTTTACGTATCATGCTTTCGAGCCAGTTTTTCCACGGCCCGTCGTTCGAGTCCTTGAACTTCGAGGATTTCTCGCGAACGTATTCGATCTGCGCCCGGTCCATCACCATGAAAGACGGCGAACCGCCGTCCTTGAAATGCACCACGCAATAGGCTTTGCGCCACTGCTCAAGCAGCATGGTGTTGTAATCGCCCGGAGACATCAATTTGCCCGTCCATCTGTCGGCGGGCTTGTGGCGCAGGAAGGTGCGCGTGCCGTACTCGTAATCGAACTCATCGCCTTCGAGAACGATTTCCGCTTGCAGGCTGGCAACCTTGCCGGACCTATAGGCGAGGGTTGTCAAACCTCGGACCATGGGCTGCCACGAAGCGGCATCCTTGTAGGGAATGATGGCGCTGTGGCCGAGCGCATTGTTGAATTCCAGACCCACCGAGCAGGCTATGCCAGCGGCGTTGAGGATGGTCGACGGGCGGCATTTGCGGACGTCTTCATTCTGTGCAAACAGGTTGATGAGCAACCCAATCACGCGGTTGCCGGTGAGGAGCTGGCTTTTCTTGAGCGTCGTCGGGATGAGACGCGCGAACTGCTCTTCAAACTTCAACGCCTTGGCGCTGAAGTCGCGGATGGTCAGAGATCCGCCCACGCCCTTTTCGGTCGGGTTCTGGCTGGCGTTTCTGTTACTGGCGGCCATGCCCGCCTCCTACTGCTCCTAGTTTCGCCGGGGTTTCATCCGAATGTATTCCATCAGATGATAGGTGGCCCAGATCGTGAGCGGCATCTTCTCCTCCGACGCGTGGTGCTTGAACAGCTCCTTGGTTTCTGCGTCGGCGCGGATCTTGATCCAGTTGTTCTTGTACGTGGCCGGTTCCTTCCTGGGTTCCTTCTTCGGTTTCTTTTTGGTCACCGGTCCATTGTAGGTCGATGAGGGCTGCAAAGATGCCGTGGAGCGGCGCTGGCTGGCGATGTTGGGCATTTGTCACGGTCCCTATTGTAGTCCCGATAAGGCTACACGGATAGTACCGATTTTGGTATCATCGTGACACCGTAAGTACTAGGACGGCGCAAGCGTCCCTTTAACTTTGCGTGGTAGCACCGTGATACCATTGCCCGTATGCCCGAATCCGAAGACGCGCTGCAGCGGCTCATCAAAAGAGCGGACGAACAAGACAAGTATTTTCGCGGTGTCGTGAGGGATTTGGCGGACCTGATTACCATGCTGGCTCACGGCCAGGCGGAGCTACTCACGAACCTGGCGCTTCAGTCGGCCGAGCACGCGCACAAAATGCGGCAAAGCGAGGAACGACACGCCGCCGCCCTCCAGGAGCACGACGAATGGCTGAAGCACTTCCAAGAGAGACTGGACGCCCTGTGCAACGTCCTGATGCTCAAAGCCGGCAAAGATCTGGTGAGCTGAGTAGCCGCACGGCTCAATGCACCGGAGGAGGCTCGTCGATGATGTCGAGTCGGACGAAGTTGTACTTTGGCGTGAACGGCTGGCTGCGGTCGGCCGGAATTTCGTACGTGTCCCAATTTGGCGAATCTTTGAACAGGTCGTTCAGAAACTCGATGTAACGCCAGCCGCGTTCGGGCCCCAACTCAAAGGCGAATCCCGCCGCCATACCGAGCGGCACAAGAATGCTGTCGGTGTCGGCCGTCAAATATTCGGCTGAAACTGTGATGCGGTCGCCGTCCTGTTTGAAGGCCATAGGCGGATGGTATCACTGAGATACCGACGCTGAAACGCCCCTATTGCCGCTCAAAGCCAGATGAAAACAATCTCCGCCCAGTTGTTGAGTTGCGGGAGTGACACTTGCAGGTAATAGTCCATGGCCTCGGCGCGCGTCTTGGCTAGGAGTGAGTGGTAGGACGGATCGCGGCCGCCGGGTTGTTCGCCGAATCCTGTTCGTCCATTTCACTGGTGTAGAAATACTGCCGGGTGAATTCCTTCATCGGCTGTCCGGGGATGACGCCCGCGCGGATGGTCCAAGTTCCTTTGAGTCCCATGGCATCAAGCTACCAAGCACCCTTAAAATGTGACTGGATGGATAAAGCCGACGTGATAGTGGCCAGGGCGGTCAGATTGGCCGTCGAGGCGGCTGAAACCGAGCCGCCCGTGGTTGGCTCCGTCGTCGCTCATGCCGATCACAAACGAACCGCCAGGCTGGTTTCCTACGACGGCGCCCAGGTTGTCGTGCGGGAGGTCGAAGGCAACGAGGTTCGCTGGCCGAGGAAAGGGCTGTTAGATCCAAACGAGGCTGAGCGTATTGCCTTCGAGATTTTTACACGTCAAATGCACGAACGCGCAGCGCGCCAGTGACTCAGTGCTGGATGGCCTGTAACGCTGCCAGCGCGTCTTCGGTGAAGGCAATGTCTCCATCCCAGTAACGGATCAAAACATCGCGATTCAGTTCAATCCACCGGCAAAGGAGATCGACGTGCTCCGGCGATAGGCTTCCGTCGATCACGCGAATTTCCGGCCGAATGGCAACGGAAATCATTTCATCCGGGTTGGCGCGCGGACCGGGCGAGACCTTGACCTGAACGTCATGCCGGGTGTTCCCGCGCGGAGAAATCCAAACGACGAACGGCAAGCCGGTAAGCCGGAACGTCAGATTCGCCATTAGAAATAGGTCGGTTTCTTCGCTGGTGGGCATACAGATTTTGGTCTCACGGTGATACCAGTTTTTAAACGGTGTCTCGAAACAACTGCCGCAACAGAGCGACCAGATGCGCTTCAAACCGTACCCAGCCGGTCGGAGCGCTTTTCGCGGGCGCGCTCGCCATGAGAGAGAGCAGCGCCATTGCGATCCCGGCGAACACCTGCATCGGCTCCAAGCGGTTTTCTTTGCGCATCTGGTTTAGTTCTGTGTTGGCGACAGCGATCAATCGCTTACACAAATCGTCGGCCACCTTCCAACGCGCCGGGTCGTAGCCGGGGAACGTTTTGTCGTCTTCGGTCTGCCCCTCGTAGTGAGCGAGGGCTTTACGTACACGCTCTTCGTCCCACCCTGGCGGGAAGTTCTGGTTCATTCAAGCATGGTATCGCCGCGCTACCATGATTTTGTGTTCAATGCCGATGGGATCGTGATGGCAACTCAAATGGAAAAGCCCGAGGAACAACAATACGTTGAGATGGACGATCAGGAAGTGCGCGCCGGCGTGCTCGCTCACGCCATTCGCATCAGTGGCGGTGACAAAATTCCAGTTGTCGGCGAGTTCGTCTCGTTTGCCGCCCAATTGAAGGAAGTGGACGCTCCGGACTTCTCGGAGGCGGTCAAGCGGTTGGACGAAGCTACCAACACATCCGAAAAGGTGTGGTGCTGCATGACCGTTACTGAGGCGGATCTTCAAATGGCATGGAAGCTTGTGCGAAGCCAGGAATTTACCGGCCATCCGGGCAAACACTCGTCGTTTCCGCGGCAGGCTCGATCGTGATGCTCAAGCTCGACGTGGCCAAACAAGAATGCTCGGGGATCGTGGTGGCCGAGGTCCGCGATGCCGGCGGCCAGATCTGCGATTACGCATCCACCAAGCCCTTATTTCAAGCCTGGTCGACCGAGTACTCGAAGGCGACCGAGGGCAAATCGCTTGGCAGTCTCCGGCTCCAGCACAGCCTGCGCGCTGTGGGCAAGATCATCGCTGTTGAGTACCACGACGCTGCCAAAGAGATCTGGCTGGCAGCCAAAGTGATCGACCCGGAGGTCTGGCGAGACGTCAAAAAAAGGTGGCTCAATGGCTTTGCTATGGGAGGCTCTTACGCGGCCGGCCCGGACAGCGACGGCCGCTACACGCTAATGCCTTATGAAGTCTCCCTGGTCAGGTTGCTGGTGGAGCTGCCAGCGCATCGCGCTCATACAGACAGTGCTCTTTCACATCGGAAATAGCATCGCTCAAGGCGGTTGCGAGACTGCGCGCCTCGTCGAGACTCAGCGGATAGGTCCCTCCGTGCGGGACCGCTAAATCGATAAAGCCATCCAGCGTGCCGACCACCTTGAAATGTTCCGTCTCCCACGGCACCTGAAACAGCTTTGCTTTGAATGTACGAACGAGCTCGATCAGTTTGCCCATCGACTCTAAGCTTGCCGCATTTTGGTCGACTTCATCGTTATTCGAGGATGGTATCACCGTGGTACCAGTACTATGCTTGCCCGGCAAGCGCTAGAATGGCCCTCAGTTTCTTTAAAGGAACCGTTGGGTACCTATCTGGCCAGTGTGGTGCTTGACAAACCCGTAGAATGGTCTGTCTTTGCGTCTCGGAGTGCATAAACCTTCCGTTTTGCACCGGGCGTACAATGGACCTCATGCTTTACGGCTACGCAAGAGTCTCCACGGATAAGCAGAAAAATGAGCAGCAACAGCATGCGCTCGGCAACGCTCACATCGCACCCGCTAATTTGTACTGCGACAAACAGACCGGATCCAATGACGAACGTCCCGGCCTGCAGGCTCTCCTAAACAAGGTCGCGGCGGGAGACACCATTATCGTGTGGAAGACGGATCGCATGATGCGTTCCCTGCCCCACATGCTCGACGTGATGGAGGGCTTGAAAGCCAAAGGCGTCCATTTCAAATCCCTCACCGAACCCGAACTCGATACCACCACCGCCGCCGGCAAGATGTTGTTCCGCATGTTGGCCGTCTTCGCCGAATTCGAGCGCGACCTGATTATCGAACGCACCAAGTCCGGTGTCGAGCGAGCCCGCCGCGAAGGCAAACAGATCGGCCGGCCGCACGCTCTCGAAACGCCGGCAATGCGGCAGATGGCGCTCGATCTCTTCGCCGAGGACACCCGCCTCGAAGTGATCGCCAGCCGTGTTGAGGGCATCCGGCCTCCGTCCAAAGAAGGCAAACCGCGCAAGCCGATCCACCGCACTACCGTCTACCGTTTTCTGTCGGCCGAGGGAAAGATCACGGCGGCCGCAGCATGACATGCCCCGTAAGAACCCTCTGCTACCGGCGCGAATTGTTTGGGGCGGAGACGTGAAACCCAAGGAAGAAAGAACGGACGAAGAACGAGCGCTGCTGCAGGCGGCCGGCGCTTACCTGAGAAGCATCGGTTGGGTCGCCGCCGTCGCTAACGTGGCGCGGATCCAGGAACAATTGCCCTTGAGCCACCATTTCGAACTGGTCATTAAATTCACCGGCGGCAAGGTGAGAGAAACGGTAGCACAGTGATACCATGCGCGGTGGCCGATGAAACTTCCCACGCCAGAAGAGTATAACCGAGCCAGGTGCGAGATCGAAGCGCGCGACACTTCGACCGAGACTTTGATGCTAGGTCTCGCCGCGCTCAGAGATCCAACTCTGGCCGCGATTCTCGACAAACAAGTCCAACGCGCTATAGAAGTGCTCCAAACCCCTGCCCCGGAGCTGCTCCGCGGCATTCTCACTGGCGTATTCATATCCGGCCTGGACATCGGCCTCACCGTTCGAGACAAATGACTTCAACCAAAAAGGAGAAACCAATGCAAGACATTGAACAAATGATCGTGGACCTGACCGCCAAACAGGAGCTGATCCGCAGCACCATTGCGCTGCTGCGCCAGTACGCCGCCTTCGATAAGGGGCTCGCCGTCTCCATCAGCATTACCGGTGCTACCACTGATGCCACCCCGGCGAAAGCCGCACTCAGCGCCAACGGCCACAAGAAAGTGGATTGGACCCCTGAAAAACGTGCAGAGCAAAGCCGCCGCATGAAGTTGCGCTGGCGGAAGGTAAATAGGGAGAAGGCGAAGGCGGCCAAAAAGCGGTAGCACAGTGATACCATCCTTCCCTGCCCTGATAAAAGAATTGCGGGACAAGCTCGACTACACTCAACAAGAAATGGCGGACGCTTTGCACGTCTCCCGGGTCCAGATCAGCCGTTGGGAAAACGGAACAATGCAGCCGGCACTCGCAGAGTTATTCTGCGCCTTCGCTCCGCACTGGATCGAGCTGCTCAAGGAATCGCCGCCCAAGCCGGGGATGTCGCTGCTGGAATGGGCGGGAGCCACGCAACCGAAACGCTATACGTCCCAGCAGCTTCGCGCGGCGGCCGCCAGCGAAATCATCAACTGCATGGGATTGGCGAAAGACGCCGCCACTCATCCGCCCTGGGCCGAGTTCCACCCCGCCATCCACGAGTACGGTAAAACGCTAGTAGCGCGCATTCCGGCCATTCTCGACGCCCCGGACGATCCGATTCCGGCCTCTTCCGAATATCTCCAAGCCATGCTCGTCTTGGGACGCCAGAAACTGCGAGAGGTCCGCCCCGACTATAAGCCGCCAAGGAAACAATAAAGCTTATGGAAGGTCCAGCGTGTCCGCTCTGTGTGAAACCCACAGACCTGCTCTCAACCGAGAACGAATGGAAATACTACTGCCGAAGCTGTGACATTCGATTCAACGGCGACCGGGAAGTGCTCAGCACAGGGGACTTTGGCCGGGATCTGGCAATCTTCTGGCGCGGTTTCCGTGTAATGGAAATGCGGGTGAAGCCATGAGCCTGACTCACCTCGGCACCGAGTTTCAGGCGCCCTCGTTCATGGCTAACGTTCAGTACGGACTTTGCGTGGACGAAGCCGGCAAGCTCTGGCTCTGCAGCAGGCTCCGCGGAAGCGCATGGGAGCCGATCCAGGACGCGACCCCGGAATTGATCGCCGCCTTTGACTATTGCCGCCATCACCCCGAAGAGCCTTTTGAAAAGCCGATTGCGCCGGGCTACTGGATGAACGAAACCAGCGGTGTTTTGCAGCCGGCCGTCGAAGCCTATCTGCGCCGCGAGCCGCTGGATGAGGCGGCGATAGCCGCGCTCCGCGCCTACCTCCGCCAGTGGATCCAAGCGCCGACCTGGAAAGGCGGTCCGGTTCTCTACCAGCTCCGTCAGAATATCGACGAGCTGATCAGCCGGGACGCAATCGATGAGTGGGTCCGTCTCGCCCTCACCGCCGACATCGATCCCTTTTGAGGCGCATAATTATGGCTGACTTAAGCCATAAGCACGCTAGACTGAAAGCGTTCGTGTGGTTGTTTCGTAAATTCCTCAAATTCAACGAGACTCCGGGCCGTGGAATGGTACCTGCGGCCCGGTCTTTGAAACCCTTCGTGATCGACTTCCGGTATCGCTGTGATACCATCCCTCGCAATGAGTAAACCCATGGACCCGGATGCAGTCAAGGCGTTTGAAGGCGCGACTTCGGGTTCAAATGACGTGACAGCAAACCTGGCCGCCATCGAACAGCTCGCGACGAAGGCGCGCGACCTGCAGACCGCGATCAAAACGGAGACCGTGCCTCAGCGCCTGCTATGGCTCCACGGATTTCTGCTGGGACTCCTACAGAGCGTCGAAGACAAACTGCCGGAACCGTACCGCGAACAAGTAGCAAGACTCCGCCGCCACGATTGAAAAGCCGGTATCGCTGTGATACCATTCTGGAGTCATGGCCTGCGCCAGCCTCCCCGGATTCGTCTTACAGCAGACGCTCTGGTGTCCTTGCGGCGCGGCCGAACCCCACGCCAAAGGCCGTTGCCGGCGTTGCTACGATAGCCACCGGCGTTCGCTTAGCAGGTTCGGAGGACGGCGCGAGCAAGCCTTGGCCCGTGACGGCTGGCGCTGCGTTTCGTGCGCGGGCGATCCGCCGATTGTCCATCACCGCCGCCCCGGACGGACTCTCTCGATCCTGATTACGCTCTGCTCTAAATGCCACGGCCGCGTTCACCACGCGCCCCGTTTGGTTTTCGGCATGTCGGAGATCCTAGAAAGGCTGTGGCGTGAACAGCACCCGCGCCAGGCGGAGCAATTGCTGCTTCCCGAGTTCACCCTGCATGAGCCCGAAGTCGTGATCTGGCAACCGTCACTCTTCGCCGCCTAGGAAACGCGGATCGCTGCCAGGTTGCCGGGATCACCCGGAGAGATCACCTCCAGATCGGCTTTCGTCAAGAGACGGCCTATCAGCTCAGCCGGAATGGGTGGCGATCCGGGCTTGATTCGCACACAAACTGTTTGTACGCACGGGCACTGTGGATCCGCGCGAGCCAAGCCTGCGGCGTAATCTTGCGCTTCTTCCTCGGTTGGTTTGTTGACGATCACCGCGCCGATCCATGCGCCGGTGTGATTGTTGGCAACGCTCACGTAGCACAGCATGGCTCCAGATTAAGGCACTTAGAATTAGGCATGGCCTCACACACGCGATCGTCGCGCAACACAACGTCGATGCTTATGGCCGGCAAGCCCGCCTCCAATGAAATCGCCACCAGGGAAGAACCGGTCGTGATTAACGTACCGCCGGCAAGCGCGGAGGACGGCAGCGGTGCGATCCGCGCCATCCCCGAACTCGTGACCGCATTGTCCCAGGAACTTGGAACGCTCGAAACCGGCGCCGCCCGGCTCATTGTGCGTCTGAAGAACGTTTTACCTCCGCCTATACTCAATACCGAATGGGTCAACGATGCGGCCCCAGCGCACAAGCCGCGAGCTATCGGGAGTCCTTTGGCTCAGGACCTCCAAGTCGCGATTGAGCGCGTGGCCTGCGTTTACGCCACGTTAGAACGAGTCTCCGCGGCCTTGCAGATTTAGGGAATTTTCCGGCCTGGAGAGGGATTTTCTGGATCAGAAAATTTCTGATCTGCCGGCACTTCCCCTCTGAATCTCCCAAAGCCTGCCGGGATCGCCACAATTCCGGCAGGCCTCCGTTTTTTAGGAGAGGGTTTGAGTGAGGACGGGCGCTAGCCCTTTCCTTACTTTCGTTTCAGGCTCTTGCCGATAACAACGAAAGCCTTATGTCGGGAAAACGAGGTTCGCCAACTGTCCGCGCTGATCCTCCAGGAATTCTCCGGAGAGCGTCCAGCGCAGTCTTTGCTGGCTAAGGATGGTGTCGACGGCTCGGCCCGAAAAATCGGTCACCTTCAGCGATTCGTAGGAAAGATCTGTCAGGAAGGTGTCGCCTTCGATGAGGAAGCTGTCATGCAGCGCCGTGAGTGTCATTCGGTAGCGTCCGCCCGTCTCCATCCGAATTTGTTTCACCTGCGGATAAGGATTAGTGGAGATGCATGGCTCAACCCTCGGAACTTCAACTAGCCGCGCGGTCGCCGCCATCTCCGGCGCTCCGCCGATGATCGGCACAACGGCCGCACCGACGCCGAACAGTTGCAGAATTTCTCTGCGGTTCAGTGGCATTTGATTCAGGATTCCACATTTCCACAAGGGCAGGGAAGCGCCCTATAGGACCCTTCTATCTATTACAGGTATGCAAGACCGTTTCAGCGTAGAAATAAGACCGTTTCAGCGTACAGCCCTGCGACCGTTTCAGCGTGGAAAACTAACCGGTGTACCGTTTCATCGTTGGAAGGGCGGGTATCACTGTGATACCACCAAAAATAAGACCGTTTCAGCGTCCCGGTGTAGCGTTTCACCCTGGAAAAAATAAGACCGTTTCAGCTAACAGATTTTCTTTCTTTACAACAGCTTGCCTATCGGCTAAGGTTATTGAAATGGAATCAGCAGACGCTGTTCTAGCCAGATCCCCAAAATTGAAGCGGCAATTGAAAGCCGCCGCTCCCCTCACGCGAAACCAGGAAAAATTGCTCAGCACCGCGGCCGCGATCCGAGAGGCGCCCGGGGAGACGGAATTAACATTCATGGCCCGGCAGCTCGTGCAATGCACCTTGCCGCACAGCAACCCTGGCGACGTTCCGAGCTGGAAGCGGCGCAATGGAAAGTACACACTGTCCATCAAACCGGGCACGGATGAGAACGATAAATCCTTTGGCTTCCCCTACGGCGTCATTCCCCGGCTGCTGCTGTTCTGGATAACCACGGAAGCGCTCAGAACCAAAAGCAGGCGAATTGAGCTAGGCCACAGTCTGAGCGAATTTATGCGCGGCCTCGGGCTCGACCCTTCACGCGGGGGCAAACGGAGCGATGTGCAGCGCCTGCAAGACCAGCAGCGCCGATTGTTTAAAGCCACGATCAGCTTTCATCAAAAAATGGAGGAAGACCCGAAACGCCATGGCGAACGTTGGCTCGATATGCAGGTCGCGCCGAAAGGCGAATTCTGGTGGGACCCGCATGAGCCGGGGCAGGGAACACTCTTCGAGAGTTTCGTGATTCTCGGCGAAGATTTCTATGATGCCCTCACCAGCAATGCCGTGCCGGTCGACATGCGAGTGCTGCTGGCCATCAAACGCTCGCCGCTGGCTCTCGACCTCTACGCATGGGTGACATGGCGGGTGTTCAAAATCTCAAAGCCGATGTTTATCCCGTGGGACGGTCTGATGCAGCAGATGGGCGGGGAATATGCGCGCGTCAATGATTTCATCGGGAAGGCCAAGGGTGCTTTCCGGAAAATCCGCGCGTTCTATCCGGCGCTGAATCTTACCTACGGCAAAGGCGGCTTCACCCTTTATCCCTGTCCGCCAGCGATTGCGCCGCGCGCCCCGCGTGAGATCAGCGCCTAGGTATCACCGTGATACCGTGAGAGCAACGTTATGGACCAAACAACCAGCACTATCATTGCCGCCGCCGTTCCGACACTTGCCGTGATCGCCGCCTTCGTGCGCAACGAGACGGCTCTGAGCGGCTTGGCCGGGCGGATCGAAACGTTAAACCGCGATCTGACTGGGCGGATCGAGACGTCAGACCGCGCTCTGACTGGGCGGATCGAAACGTTAGACCGCGCTCTGACTGGGCGGGTCGAAACGTTAGACCGCGATCTGCGCGACTGGGCGCGAATCACGATGCAGCACAATACCGATATTGCGCGGCTGAAGGATAAGACTGGCTTGGCCGAGCAGAAGCCCTAGGTATCACCGTGATACCGTTTCCAGCCAGTCCCCGGGATTCAATCCAAAATGCTCTACGACTCGGCTGGCCCTCACGCGATAAATCTTTTGTTCACCAGCCCAGCCCGCATTGATTTCCAGGATCGTGTCGAGTGTCGGCCTCGGTCCCTTCCATTCGTTGAACCAGCGGATCGCGGCCATCGCGCCTTCGAAGAGGGACGTTGCGGACGTGTTGTGTTGCCAACGCCCGTTTGCCGTTCTAAAGAAGACGTACACAGGAACGTGCCGCACTCATGCAGGGTATCACCGTGATACCGTAATTCTCATGCCCAGACAGCTAGCGGCCTGCAGAAGCGCGAGCGAACCGTTGACGCCGGGCAATAAGCTTGGCTACCAATGCTCGGTCTGCGACGAGCCCTTGCAGGTAACGGCGAAGGTGGCCCCGCTGTTGGATGCCGGCGAATGGGAGCCGGTTTGCAATCGTTGCGGCATGGCGCTGGCTCAGTTGGCGGAAGCGACACATGGCGAGAGCGCCGTCCAGGTGAAAGTGGGCGACCGCGCGCGGCAGCAACTCGAATACCTGAAGGACAATCCGTACGCCGACTTCATGCGCCAACGGAAAACCGAACCGTGGGAACAATAGGCATGAGCGCCAACACGCCATTCGAGGCCGGGGATGTGGTGCACGTCCGGCCGCTGGATGAGAAAGGGTTCCGGGAGATGCCCGGATTCGACAAGGCTGAACTGGACAAGATGCTCGCCGAATACCTGGCCGGGGAGGAACTGAAGATCATGCTTATCACGCCCATTCAGAAGGCGCGGGAGTTGCAGCCAGCCAGCGAACCGTTTTTTACCATGGCCGAGGTGGTTTTCGGCTCTGATACCCGCGTGCTCTGGCTGGCGGACAAGGAAAGTCCTTTTTACAATGAGGCCAAGGGCGATGTGAACGGCTTCCCGGTTCTTCTCACGTCTGAAGGTACGCTCGGCCTGTCAGGTGAGAAGATGGAAATCCGCAAGCGCTAGCCTTGGGACGTGTATCCGCTCGTCTATCTGGCCATCGGCTTTGCCCTTGGGTTGCTGGTGGCGTATTTCTGGCGGTTAGGCGCCGTCGAGGGTTCGCTACGATCACCGCATGGAAAACAGACCTCCCGAGCTAAGCGGCCTCGGTCCTGACCTGCTGCGCTTCAACCGGCTCATTGACTTTCGCGAGCTGGTCGACGGCGTGCAGCATCTCACCTTACCGTGCGGCCATGTGATCCAGCCGCCGACTCCGGTACCGGCTGGCCTGAGATACATTCCCTGCAACGCCTGTCTCGCCGCGTGGCTCGCCGCGTCGCCGGCCTCCGAAAACCAGCAGCAGCTTGCGCAAGAGCGCGAAATTCACCGCAAGCGGCATCTCGATCTTCACAACGCCTTTGATGAGCTGTTAGGCGACTATATGCTGCACCACAACCTCACAAGGCCGAGCCAGATCACGCTCTTGCAATTGCTGCAATGGTCCCACGCGCAAACGCTTTCCCCGGACGCGCCGGACGGGCTGCAAACGGATACAGCTCGCGAAATTCACGGCAAGCGGCATCTCCACCTTCACAGCTACTATGATGAGCTGGTCGCCGACTATCTGGCGCACAACCAAGGCGCGCTGCCGAGCCAGGCCACCCTCATGGAATTGCTGAAATGGGCCCATGCGCAAACGCTTTCCCCGGATGGCCACGGACATCTGACGCGCGGGCGTTATCTTTTCGCCAGACACCGGCCACTCCACGCGGTGGTATCACAGTAACACCACTGCGATACCGCCAACGTGATACCATGCGGCAATGGCAATTGTTATCGCCGGCGGAGTCAAGGGCGGTGTTGGTAAAACGACGCTCGCGACTAATCTGGCAATTTTGCGGGCAGGGCAGGGAAGTGATGTCCTGCTGGTAGACGCCGATCCTCAGCAGTCGGCCACGGATTTCACGGCGCTGCGCATCGAGAAACAGGGCGATCCCGGCTACACCTGTAACCAGCTTCACGGCAACGCGCTGCGCGCCCAGGTTCAGCGGATGCGCGGAAAATACGACGACATTATCATCGACGCGGGCGGACGTGATACCGTCTCGCAACGCGCCGCGATCGCACTGGCCGATGTGTTGCTGGTTCCATTCCAGCCGCGCTCTTTCGACGTCTGGACCATGGATCAAATGATCGCCATGGCCGAAGAGATACGGCCGGCCAATCCCGGCTTGCGAGTGATCTGCTTTCTCAACCGGGCCGACTCGCGCGGCAACGATAACGATGAGGCCGAACAGATGCTGGCGGAAAAACTGGCCGAGGCTGGCGAAGCCTATACGATGCTCACCGAGCGGATCGGCAACCGCAAGGCGTTTTCTAATGCCGCCGCGGCCGGCAGCGCGGCACACGAGCTGAAGCCGCCCGATGAGAAGGCCTCGGCCGAAATGGAAGCGATCTGCACTCGGGTATTCGGGGCAGGGAAGAGGGTTGCCCAGGCCACAGGCTGAAATGCTTTGCCCCTTCTGCAAAAGCCGGGAAGCCACGCTGCTCTGCGATGGCCGCTTGCCGGATGGCAGAACCTGCAGCGCGAGCGTCTGCCGGAATTGTGCCGAATGCGTCACTCGTTGGCACATGCGGCTTTCACGGCGCCCTAAGAACGGTTCTCGCTGCGTTTACGAGACAGTAGACCGCTGTCCGACGTGCAAAGCGGCCAACCGTGAGACGAATTGGGGCGGGATGACGGAAAAGGCGGCGGCTGCCGAGATGAAGAAACACGTTCCCGAGACGGCCGAGACCAAGGCGCAGCGCGGATTTGACTTCGAATGAAACTCCACATCACCGACGAAATTGATTTCCCGGATACGGTGGTTACCGATGTCCTGGGATGGATCGGGCGGCGTTCGAGCGGCAAGACCTAT